CCGCAGAAAAAAGAGTCAAAAATAAGTCTTAACTTTGCGACATATAATAACAAAGGAACATTAAGTGAATTAATTAGATGAAAGAGGTAAACATAAACATTTCATCAGTAGGATTCCCTAGTCAGTTTGTATCTGATGCTGAGAAAGCAACCGATGAGTTTGGATTACAAATAGGACAAGCTATTCAATATGAATGGTTTCGTAAAGATTCTAATGGATGTCGATACTATAGTCAGTGGAGGGACTTTAACAGACTACGCCTATATGCAAGAGGCGAACAATCAATTGCAAAATATAAGAATGAATTAGCGGTAGACGGAGATTTGTCTTACTTAAACCTTGACTGGACTCCAGTACCTATTATTCCAAAGTTTGTGGATATAGTGGTTAATGGAATGTCTGATAGGCTTTTTAAAGTAAAGGCGTATGCTCAAGATGCATTGTCTCAATCAAAGAGAAGTAAGTACCAAGAAATGATTGAAGGTCAAATGGCTGCCAAAGATGTTCTTGAAATTGTACAAAAGAACACAGGGTTTGATCCTTTTATAATGAACCCAGATGAATTGCCTGCAAGTGATGAAGAGTTATCTCTTTATATGAATTTAAATTATAAACCAGCTATAGAGATTGCAGAAGAAGAAGCGATTGATACAATGTTTGCAGAGAATCATTATATAGATATTCGTAAAAGATTAGATTACGATATGATGGTAACGGGTATGGCTGTAGCAAAGCATGAGTTTCTTCCAGGTTCTGGAGTTCAAGTTTCTTATGTTGACCCAGCTAACGTAGTATACAGTTATACTGAAGACCCGCACTTTAAAGATTGTTTTTATTGGGGAGAAATAAAAACTGTTCCTATCGCAGAGTTAATGAAAATTGACCCTACGCTTACAAATGATGATTTAGATAAAATATCTAAATATTCTCAGAGCTGGTATAATTATTTTAATACGGCTCAGTTTTACGAAAACGATATATTCTATCGTGATACTTGTACGTTGATGTACTTTAATTATAAAACCACTAAGAAGATGGTTTATAAGAAAAAAGTTAAAGAGAACGGCAATTTGAGTATGATAGAAAAAGATGATGGATTTAATCCGCCTGACGATATGATGGAAGAGAATAATTTTGAAAAAGTAGAGAAGACAATTGACGTGTGGTATGATGGAGTTATGGTTATGGGTACAAACATAATCCTTAAATGGGAGCTTGCTAAAAATATGGTAAGACCTAAATCTGCATCTCAGCACGCAATACCTAATTACGTAGCTGTAGCACCAAGAATGTACAAAGGAGTAATTGAGTCATTAGTTAGAAGAATGATTCCGTATGCTGATTTAATTCAGATGACGCATTTAAAATTACAACAAGTTATATCACGAACTGTACCTGATGGAGTATACATAGATGCAGATGGTTTAAACGAGGTTGACCTTGGTACAGGAGCAGCTTATAATCCAGAAGACGCACTACGTTTGTATTTTCAAACAGGTAGTGTTATTGGTAGAAGTTATACGCAAGAAGGAGATTACAATCAAGGTAAAGTTCCTATACAGCAACTAACAAGTAATTCAGGCGCCTCTAAGACCTCTATGTTGATTGGTAACTTAAATCACTATTTAGATATGATTCGAGCTGTAACAGGCTTAAATGAAGCGAGAGATGGTAGTGGAGCCAACTCTGATGCTTTGGTTGGTGTTCAAAAATTAGCAGCATTAAGTTCTAATACCGCTACTCGTCATATATTAGATGGAAGTCTTTACATATATAGAACGTTGGCTGAGGCTTTAACGTATAGGGTAGCGGATATTTTAGAATACGCAGACTTTAAAGATGACTTTATTAATAAAATTGGTAAATACAATGTGAGTATTCTTGGAGATATATCTGAGTTATATATATATGACTTTGGAATTTTTATTGAGATGTCTCCAGATGAAGAACAGAAGGCTATGCTTGAGCAAAATATTCAAATGGCGTTATCAAAGGGAGATATAAATTTAGAAGACGCTATTGATATACGTGAGATTAGAAATCTTAAACTTGCAAATCAATTACTTAAAGTAAAACGTAAAGCTAAGCAAGAGCAAGATCAGCAAAGGGAAATGCAAAAACAAGCAATGATTACACAGCAACAATTGAAATCTCAAGAACTTGCGGCACAAGTAGCTATGCAAAAAATACAAGCGGAAACTCAAGCCAAGATGCAGTACAGGCAAGCAGACGTTGCTTTTGAAATAGAAAAACAAAAAGCTGAAGCTCAATTAAAAGCACAGTTGATGCAGCAAGAGTTTAATTATAATCTACAATTGCAAGGTATGACTCAAACTCAATTATCTCAAAGAGAAAGTGATAAAGAGCAAGCAAAGAGCGATAGAATAAGTCAGCAAAATACTGAGCAATCTAAATTAATTACTCAAAGAAAGAATAATTTACCTCCGCAAAACTTTGAATCTAACGAGGACAGTTTAGATGGTTTCGATTTATCTGAATTTGAACCAAGATAATATGTTTAAATTTTGCGTAACTTTGCATATAAATTAAATCAAATCAAATGGATATTAAAGTAAGAGAAGTAACGGCTGATGAAAAATCAAGTCAGCAAATAGAACAAGAACTCCTTGATAAGCATGAGGAGAAGTTTCAGTCAGAGACTGAGCAAGAATCAATAGAGGTAAAGGCTGTAGAGCCCGAAGCAGAAGTTGAGGTTAAAGAAGATAATACACAGGAAGAAGCTCCTGTTGAAGAGGTGGTTGAAGAACAACCTCCGCAGCTAGAAGCTCAGCCTGAATTAAATGAAGACGAAGTTCTTTCATATATTGGAAAAAGATATGGTAAGGAAATTAATTCTATTGATGAATTAGTTAGCCAGCGTGAAGAAAGCGAACCGCTTCCAGAAGACGTTGCCGCTTACCTAAAGTATAAAAAAGAAACTGGACGTGGTTTTAATGATTTTGCAAAATTGCAAAAAGATTATTCTGATTTAAGTCCAGATGCTTTGCTAAAAGAATATTATTCTATAACAGAAGAAGGTTTAGATTCTGAAGATATAGATCTTCTAATGGAAGATTTTATTATTGATGAAGAAATACATGAACCAAATGAGATTAAGAAAATTAAATTAGCAAAGAAAAAAGAAATTGCCAAAGCAAAAAAGTTTCTTAAACAACAGCAAGAGACATACAAACAGCCCCTTGAGTCAAGGGAAAGTTCTGCCAATGCTGACAATAATGAACTAATTGAATATAGGCAATATCTTGAGTCTGCTAAAACTCAAGAGGAGCAAGCAAATCATAAAAGACAATGGTTCGTCAAAAAAAGCGACGAAATATTTAGCACCGAGTTTAAAGGTTTTAAATTCAATGTAGGTGATAATGATGTAGTTTATACTCCAGGCAGTGCTTCTGAACTTAAAAAAGCTCAAGAGACTCCACTTAATTTTGTAAATAAATTTTTGGATTCAAATGGGTATTTAAAAGACGCAGAAGGATACCACCGCTCTTTAGCAATTGCAATGAATCCTGAAAAGTTTGCTCAGTTCTTTTATGAACAAGGTAAATCGCAGGCAACAGATGATGTAATACGTAAAACGAAAAACATAAACATGAGTGAGCGTACTGCACCAGAGGTTTCTACAAAATCAGGACTTCAAGTAAAATCAGTTTCACAACCTTCGAGTCGTGGACTAAAAATTAAGAGTATAAAAAGAAGTTAATAATTTAAAAATAAATAAAAAATAATATTATGGCAGGACAAGTATTAGCAACCCCAGGGTTTGCTTTGACACCGAGTTCCGAGAGAACTCCAACACCGGAAAACTATTTAACTAATGCAGATTTTAATTGGTTGAATCAGTACTTACCAGATACTTACGAAAAAGAATTCGAAAGATATGGTAATAGAACAATCTCCTCATTCCTTAGAATGGTAGGAGCAGAAATGCCTACAAACTCAGACCTTATTAAATGGGCAGAGCAAGGTAGGTTACATACGAAATATACACAAGTAGGTTGTGCCGCTGCTACAGGAGGTAATGACCAAGTTGTATTTCAAGTAAATGATGCGCTAGACCCAGCAGCAGCTCAACAAGTAATCAGAGTAGGACAAACTATTGTAGTTGTTCAAAATGATGGCTCAGGTGTAAACAAGGCTGTGGTAAGTGCGGTAAATAACGCCGCTGGTGGTAGAGGACAGTTCACAGCTGACTTTTACGAAGCAGGTGGTTTAGTAACTACAGGTACTGGACTCGGTAACGCAGACGTTACAGTATTCATTTACGGTTCAGAATTTAGAAAAGGAACAGCAGGAATGGTTGGTTCATTAGAAGCTAATGACTTCATCTTCGACAACAAGCCTATTATCATTAAAGATACTTACACAGTATCTGGTTCTGATATGGCTCAAATTGGTTGGATTGAAATCACTACTGAAGATGGTGCAACTGGTTACCTATGGTACTTAAAGTCTGAGCACGAAACAAGATTAAGATTCGATGACTATTTAGAAACAGCAATGATTGAAGCTGTACCTGCAGAGACTAACTCTGGAGCTGCTGCTATCTTAGGTAGCGCCGGTGGTGCTGCTGACCCAGGAGCTGGTTCAGATGGTATATTCTACGTAGTAGGATTAAGAGGAAATGTTTGGGATGGTGGAAATCCAGTAGCCCTAGCTGACTTTGATTCTATAATCAGTAGATTAGATAAGCAAGGTTCTATTGAGGAGAACGTTATTTTCCTTAACAGACAATTTGGATTTGACATTGACGATATGTTAGCTGCACAAAACTCTTACGGAGCAGGTGGTACTTCTTATGGTCTATTTGACAATGACGAAGAAATGGCTTTAAACTTAGGATTTACAGGATTCAGAAGAGGTTACGACTTCTACAAAACTGACTGGAAATACCTAAATGACCCTACAATGAGAGGTGGACTACCAACAGGAGCAACATCAGG